ATGAACATGGAGAACAGAGAACTTATCGAAAAAACCTCATCGGTTTTGGATAAGATTATGAACTACTTTAAAAAAGTAGTGAACAAACAAACCATTACCGACAAAGGTACCCTGCACCACGCCGGCACAATGGACGAAGGCACCGAAGTTTACCAGGATGCAGACATGACCACACCCGCTCCGGCCGACACTTACACCACTGCAAGCGGAAGCAAGATAGCGGTTAAAGGCGGCACGGTACAGCAAGTCACTCCGCCCCTGTCCGATCCAGATGCTGATCCCGATCCTGACACTTTCCAGGACGATGATGACGATGCGCCATCCGACAAATTCAAAAAAGCAAAACCCGGCGATGTACAAAACAAGATCCAGTCCATCAAAGCAAAGCTACATGCCCAAAACGCGCTACTAAGCGAAGCTCAGGCCGCCCTTAAAACAGCCAACGACCGCCTAAGCAAAACCCGCGAAGAAGTAAAGAACGAGATCCGCTCAAACTTCACCCCCGAAGGCTCCAAACGCAGCAACAAAGCTAAAACCGAACAAACACCCTTCTTCGCCCCAACCAGCACACTGGCAAAAAACGCAGTTAAAAAAGCAATTTCTAAATAGATACTAGTAGCAAGTATCTAGTATCAAGATTCTAAACCAAGCCTTATAAACCCCACCAAGTACTAGCTACTTGATACTAACTACTTGATACTCTCAAAAAAACCAATTCAAAATAAATGGCTCAATTTACATTTACAAACAACACCTATGCCGGCGAAGCGCTGGCCGGGTTCATGGCCAGCACACTGCTGGAAGCCGACTCGGTAAAACGAGGTTTGCTAACAGTTATTAACGACGTAAAATCGCGCAAGGTAATACTTGATGTGGATGACGACGTAGTGCTCCAGGACCCATCGGGCATATTTGCCGATCAGGGTACAACCGCCCTACAAAACGAAAGCTACCTGGACCCGGTAGTTTACGAATTTATGAAACAGGAACAATGGGACAAGCTCGTACAATCATGGGAAGCCCAAAGCCTGCAACCCGGCGCCTTTATGGATTACGAAGGCGTAGTCGACCTGTCCGACTTTATGGTTCAGCGCTATCTAACCAAAATACAAATAGCCAACGAGCGTTTGTATTGGCTAGGCAAATCAGCTACCAAAGAAGCAGCATTTACAGCAGGTTTCACAGGTTTATTACCATCTATCTCAGCAGCATCCGGCGTTTACAAAGTTGGCCTAAGCAAACCGGCAACTTCAACAGAAGCGAGCGCGATTGATGCGACAGGTCTAGTAACCGTAGCTGATACCTCTACCCTATCCGATGGCGATGTGGTAACCATAACCAACGTTACCGGCACCAGCAAAGACACCACTAACGGCACACCAGGCATCAGCTTACAAGGCCAGTCATATTTCATACAGATTGCAAGTGCAACAAGCTTTAAACTGGTACGTAATTATAACGAGATCAACACCCGTAAAGCAGCAACTTTCACCGGTACATCAACAGATGCTACAATAAGCTACATCAACGCAAGCAATGTATTATCAGTTTTATCAAGCGTTTATTCTCAGCTTGACCCTGCCGACCGTAGCCAGGACGATTTCAACTTACAAATCCCTTTACATGTAGGCTACGCTTATGCACAAGCGCAGGCAAACAAAGCAGTTAACGTATTAAATGCCTTTACCGATAGCAAACAAATGGATTATTTAGGTATGCCCTTACAGTTAATGAATCACTGGCAGGCAAATACTATTTTGGGTGCCCGTGCCTCAAACCTATTCTTAGGTGTCGATCTGTTAGGTGATGAGTCCGAACTGTCAACTGTTTACATGAAGCCTTACACCAACGATAACGTTGTCCGTATGAAAGCCCGCATGAAAGCCGCCGTAAACTTCAAATTCGCTAACGAAATATTCTACCTGTCAGCATAAGTGAAGTAGCAAGTACATAGTATCAAGTAGCAAGATTCCTTTCTTTTTACTTGATGCTTATCTCTCACAAAAAATCAAAATACTAGCTACTTGATACTAGCTACTAAATACTAAAACAAAAATGTCAATCTACAATAAAATAAACGCAGGTTTCGCTATAGGAACCGATGAACCCGTAACCGCGGGGATAGAGGATCTGATCTACGTCTTTAACCAGGATGATTTCACACTCACCTTTGATACTACCAACCCTTTAATCGTTACTGGCCTTACAGCAGTTAATGCAGCTAAGGTTTACAAATTCGAGGGCACAAACAACAGTTTCAACACCACCTCAAAACTGGCAAAAACATCTGTTGGCCCACGTTACACGGAGGAAATAGACTTCAACGTAGCCGGTTTTTCTGTCGACATTAAAACACAACTACAAGCAATGGGCTACGGTCGTGTATGCGCTATCGCGGTAAACAACTACAACTCCAGCGACACAGCAATCGAATTATTCGGTGCAGTAAACGGCTTGATTTTAACAGATGCCGAACGCAGCGCAGCCGACGAAACCATGGATGGCGGCTACAAATTAAAATTAACCAACCCCGATAAATTAAGGGAGCCATATCCGCCACGTGCGGTGTCTATCGCGCCAACAAGCGGTACAGCAACATTCGCCAGCACAATAGCGGCATTGGAAGCATTGGTAGCAACTTCTTAGTTCATGGTTGATGGTTCATAGTTGATTGGTTTCATTCAACTATGAACTATCTGAAAAAGTGCAATGAACTATGATCCATGAACTATGAACAATCAAACCAATGACAAAAAAGAAATACATACTAAAACCCGGCAAACACCAGTTCGCGCCCGGTTCATCAGCCACACATCATAATGATAATATAAGCGATGCCGAAGCGGAATGGTACCTGGAAAGATACCCGCATATAGCCGTATTATTCGAAATACAGCATTCAATTACAGATATAGAAGATGTAGATATGCAAACCGAGACAAAAAAATCAAATGACAACCAAATTCAAACCGATTACCCGGCTGAATTACTAACTCCTCCTTCAGGGGGTCGGGGGGACCAATGAAGACCTATCTACCACAAATTGAACGCCGCATATTAGTAAGGCCTAACCAAACCTTTGGCATACTCAATTACGATATGGATAACGCTTATCCACAGCGTATGCTCGAGCTGGTGGCCGGTTCGCCAACAGCAAAAGATTGCTGGAATAAACGCGCCAAATTTATCGCTGGCAATGGTTTTGAACAACCAGATTTAGGCAAACAGCTCATCAACGCAAACGGACTAACACTTGCCAAATTATTAAAAGCCATTGCTACCGATAAATCACTGTTCACTGCCTTCGGTATTCACATCAATTACAATGCGAATTTTAAAATAGCATCTGTAAATTATATCAAGTTCGAAGATATCCGCATGGGTGATACTGATTGCCAGGATACTATGGGCAAGTTCGCCATCTACTCCGATTGGGGCCGAAAAACCTGGAAAAACATTATGCGCAACAAGATCACTTTTCTTGATGCGTATGATCCAAATCCAGAAGTCATAAAACAACAGGTAATAAATGCAGGAGGATGGGAAAACTATAAAGGTCAGTTACTCTATTGCAACCCCGAGATAAACGACTATCCACTAATTGAAGCAGACAGCGTTTGGGAAGACTTTGAGACCGAAGCAGGTATAAAGATTTTTAATAACCGTGAAGTTTCTACAGGATTTCTCCCATCGACGATGCTTTTCATGCAAAGTCGCAGAGAGGAAGCAGACAATACACGGCCTGACAGCGATGAACAGCACTATTACAATACCCCGTCGCAATTGGAACAAGATCTGGGAGCATTCCAGGGAACAAAAAGCTCGCAAAAGATTATTGTAATCGAGTATGAAGACGAAAACTCAAAACCAGAATTTCAGCCTTATTCCATTCAGAATAATGATAAGCTTTTCGAGAGCACGGAGAAATCGGTTGAAGCCCGCATCATTAAAGGGTTTTCAATTCCGAAAGAGCTCATCAATTCCGAAAAAACATCGGGTCTGAGTAACGGCAGCGAAAAAAAGGAAGCAATCAAGGAATTCAACGATAATACTGAAGCAGACAGGTTAGAATTGTCAGAAATTTTCGCGGATATATTCAGCCAATTCTATAACAATATCAACCCATCTGGCAATTGGAATATTATTCCGGTTTCAACAAATGTTGCTGATGACAACGCGGGAATAACAGCAGGCGCAAGCATTAACCAGCTAATCCTAGCTGACATCCCCGCAGAAAACAAAATTGCCGTGCTGGTATACGCCTACGGTTTCAAACAAACCGAAGCCGAAGCAATGGTGACTTCGGGTGAGTAGTGAGTCTGTTGAATAAGCTGATTGGTTACATTACTAATCACTATTCTCCCTAATCATTCACTCAATCACTAATCCACTCAATCACTCATTAAAAATGAACCAAATATACCTGATCGACCAGATCACATTTCAGAATTACGAGGATCTTTCTGTAAATATTAAGCCTGAACGCATAAAAGTATTCGTTAAAAAAGCCCAGGAACTCGACCTGAAACCCTTTTTAGGGCATGCCTTATACTATGATTTCATTCAGTATTTTAATGCTGATGGCACCTTACAGGATAATACGCCACAACCATATAAAGATTTACTGAACGGGTCCGAATACCTTGACCGTTATGGGCACGTTGTCCTATACGAGGGCTTATTACCTATGCTGGTATACTTCACTTTCGCCCGCTTTATTGAAAGTGACGCGATACATTACACTGCAACCGGCCCAATTATTAAACATCATGACAATGGTGATACCCTATCCCCAACCGAAATAACCAAACTGGTGCAACAACACCGCAGCGTAGCCAACGCGCATGCTAATGAGGTTGAAAAGTTTTTGTGGGATAACCGCGCCGATTTCCCGCTATGGAACTATAACGGCAAAAACCGAAGCGCCAGGCAGGCAGGTCCGCGCATTCGCGGAATCGACAAAAACGATTTCAATTATCCGGGCGACAGCTTCAGCCAAAACGATGGCTTTTTACCTATAACCCAATTCTTAAACTAATGGCAGATAAAACAATAACCGAACTCCCCGTAGCCTCCGCCATCGGCACAACAGATGTCTCTGTATTAGTCAGCAACAATGTCGATTATCAATTTGACTTTGCCTTATTGCTGCAATTCATATCCGCAAACATTAGTACCGGTGCTGCCATTACTTTCGGAACAGTTATCCCTCAAAACAACTCCGGTAAAAATGGCGATGTATTTTTCAAGACCGATACCCCCGCATTTTACCAAAAAACGAATACTGCCTGGGCACAAGTATATGCCCAGGCAACATCAACAAACTCCGGAAGCGCTTTACTTTACGGCGAAGGGATTCCTGGTAGTACAATTGGAGCCGATAACGATAGCTACATTAACACTACAACAGGTATATTCTACTTACGTACATCAGGCACTTGGGCACAAGTCTTCTCAATGGCGACAGGCCCGCAAGGACCACAGGGAACAGCAGGTACTAATGGAACAAATGGCACCAACGGCAATACATTATTAAGCGGCACTACCGATCCATCCAACAGTATTGGCAATAATGGCGATTATTACCTAAACCTTTCAACCTATGCGCTATTCGGTCCCAAAACATCCGGTACATGGGGAACAGGTGTTTCATTAATTGGCGACACAGGTCCAACTGGACCACAAGGCACAACTGGTGCCACTGGAGCAAATGGTACAGTGGGTGCAACAGGTCCTGGTGTAGTAGCCGGCGGTACAGCAGGTCAGGTATTATCAAAAATTGATACAGCCGACTATAACACGCAATGGATCAACCCGCCTGCCACAGGCGCACCCGCAGCAGACGGAATACTAACTGGCTTGGCGCTAACGGTAGCAGGTTCAATTTTAAGTGTATCAGCAGGTACATGGAGAATCACTGGCATCACTTACACTAGTTCAGCTATTACAAATATCACTTTAGCAACCGCCGACCCAACAAATAGTCGTATAGACCTTGTTTATGCAAATACAAGCAATGCAATCTTGGTTCTGGAAGGATCGCCATCAGCTAATCCAGTAAAGCCATCCCTACCTTCAAACTGTATCGAAGTTGGTTTTGCGCTAGTCAGCCCCACCGGTAGTACAACCGGAAGCGCCCCAAACGCCGATTATGTTACTTCCGCCACCTTCAACAGTATTATTGGCGATAAGGCCACCCTCGCAACCGATGACAAAAACAATTTGGTAGAGGCCATCAATGAAGTTTCCGAAGGCCTTTCATCATTAAACCAGGATAATGTTATCCTTAAAATCTTTAAAAAATCTAATTACTCATAACCCATGGCAGATTATAACGAAATAGTAGCCTTTACCAAAGGCGTAGGCGTAAGGCCCGTATCCTTTACCAGTACCGATGGCACCACAGCAAAACAAATTTATGCCCCTGATGACCCCGCCAGCAGAATAAACTTTCTAGCTATATCATCAACATCTGCCACCCAGCAATATTTGGTATTGCAAATAAATAATGGCACAACAATAGCACCCTTAGGTACAATTACAGTACCCGCCGGTTCAGGAACAAATGGCTCAGTACAAATAGTATCCGGCTTAAACCGTGGCAATTTACCCTGGATACAAATAGACAGTGATGGCAATCCATTCATAGATCTCAATTTGAACATGAATATAGAAATGAGATTATTAAGTGCATTAGCATCAGGCGAAACAATTACAGTAACAACATCAGGAGGCTCATACGCAGCATAATTATGGCAAGCAGAAACGGATTAAACCCCAAAATAAAAGGCCTAAAAGGAGTAGGTTTTGGAAGACCCCTTCCATCGCCTTTTGGATTTGGGAATGGGATACAACCAAATACCAGAGATAATGAAGGCAATGTTTCACCCTATGGCTATATAACGTTTCCTACGCTTATAGGTCAACCAGTTCCTACAATGTGGAGCATCGAGTTTTGGATAGATTTGCAAGCCTATCCGACAACTTTTGAAGGTGTTATGGAATTTGTAGATAATCTAAATTACAATACTGCCAATACAGAGAGTAGACTTCAAGCTCAACCACCTGGAAATACATTTTTTCAATTATTATTTAACTCAGGAGGATTTGAAACAGGGTTATCTTCAGGAGCATTTGTAGGGCAAAAAAATCATTTCGTATTCACTATAGACACTAGTAAAATAGGTGGAATTAGTACAGTAACTGTAAATGGCTCTTTATCAACCAGGCAAACTGGCAACGTAACGGTATATAATTTTCCATACAATGGCCTTTTTGAATTATTTAATTTATTCGCTTTTAATAAGTATGGTCTTGTAACTACTCTAACATTTGACGAGTTCAGAATGTATAATTCAATACTATCCGATATTGAAATAGAAACAAATTACAACAATGGCATTGGCAACAATCCATCAATAACTGAAAATCTTTTTACTTGGTTTAAATTTGAAAAATTCGAGAATTTAGATTTTTCTCAATTGCAAGATGGGTCAAATATTAAACTTGGAATGCGAGATTATAGTGGCAAAAATAACCATGGTCAATCAATTGGTTTAATAACAGATTCAACAAATGAAAGCTATTGTTTGAAGCCTTTTTAGCGAGTGCTAACTTTTTCAAATCGATTTTTCAATCGTAAAAAAGATCTCTCGTATAAGTAATAAGATGCGTTGGCCACAATAAAAAGGACAATTGCATGCAATAAAGCCGAATCAGAGTGTATTATCCAAGTTTGTGAATTATCAAATAGTTGTTGCCATATATAAAGACTGTAGGATAATATCCCAATGTATATCAGCACTTTATTATTTAATATTTTTGTGAGTACTCCGTTATGATTCAGGTTAAACACGATCACTAACCCAATCAAAATCGGGAATATCAATATCTCAGCATTTGATATAAAAATCGGGGATGTTTCTGTACATAACAAAATGGCCAGGACAAATAATATCAAACCCAAATTGCGGGTCAAAAAAGTATCTTTTATAACAATAATTTTTTTGAACAGCAAAATAGATGCTAAAGACCCTATTAAAATACACACACTATTACCTAATAAGTTAATTATTATAAATGCAATAACATGAACTATATGGTTAGTATAAAAAACTCCTATCTTATTTAACCCTAAATATTCAATTATTGGAATTGTTATAATTAAAAAAATAATGATTTTAAAATAGTTTCTAAAACTGTAAACCAATATAAAAGGGAAGGTTAAATAAAATTGCTCTTCTACTGATAGGCTCCAAAAATGCCCTAAATACCAACTCGAAAAACTATGTATAGGTAAATTTTGCCAGAACAATGCCGCAGCTATAAATGGCATCTTACCTATATTTAAATCTTGACAGTAATTTATAATTAGTAAAACGATTATGAACAGATAAGCAACAGGAATAATTCTAAAAAAACGTCTCATATAAAACTGCTTTAAGGAAATATTACCAGTAGTTACTTTTTCCTTTAGGAGCAGTGTAGTTATCAAAAATCCGCTTATTACAAAAAACGTCCAAACACCAATACTGCCGGAAATGCTTTTTGTATACTTGGTATGCATAAAAAAGTGACTTAGTATCACAATTATTATTGATACCCCCCTCAATCCATCCAATCCTGGCAAATGCGATGGCTGAAGTACTTCAGGAATACTAGTGATCTCAGCAAACAGCTTAGTTTTAATATTACTTAACGGCTTAAACATATAAGGCTATCGGCTTAATAATTTGCATACCCTCAAATATGCAAAAGCGCAACAATATTCTCTAATTATTAACAATAATATTAATCAACTCTTTAATTAAAATAACATGAAAACATCAAATCTATACAGTATTGATTTAAAAGACCTCGCAAAAGGACTAATAGTAGCTGTAGGCAGTGCTGTGGTTACAACAATACAAACCAGCTTACAAGCCGGCTCCTTAAGTTTCAATTGGAAACTGATTGGCACAGTGGCCTTGGGTGCCGGCATAGCTTACATCAGTAAAAATTTCTTTACTGCATCATCCATTAAAACACCTGTAAGCAATTAATGATGGCCGATTTTACTAAAGCATATAAAATAACCATCCTTGGTAACGAGGGTGGTTATAACCCGGGCATAGGCGAAAAAGAAACCTACAGAGGAATTGATCGGGGAGCTAACCCACAATGGGGTGGCTGGCCAATTATTGATGACATAAAAAAAAGTAATCCAAATCTAAATACAGGAAAAATGGATATGCTGTTATTTCAAAACATTAGTTTACAATCTAACATTGAAAAATTCTATAAAGCGAATTATTGGGATATAGTTAATTTGGATAACGTAACAGATCAGCAACTGGCGAATAACCTGTTTGACTGCTCAGTTAACCAAGGAACTGGCCGAGCACGGCAATTTATGCAGATAGCCTGCAATTACGTTATAGCATCACAAAAATCCACAATAAAACCATTAATAATTGATAAACAAATAGGTCCCGCCACATTGTTTGCATTTAACTCCCTTCCTCCCGCAATGCTAAATACCGAAATAAATATTGAACGCGAAGCAAGCTATCGCACCGATGCCGGTTATGCTGAATGGGCAAAAGTATGGGCTAAAAGATTGATAAACTATACCTAGATCATCATGACAGCCATTGAGCAACACGAATTAAAGGGTATTACAATTAAAAATATTATTGTAACCATAGTAAGCACTGCCAGCATAGTTGCATCGGTAATGACAACATATTTCAATTTAAAAAACGATATGTCCCAGCTACGCGATCGGCAAGAAACGACAGATAGGGTTAACGAAATACGCCTAAAAGTTTTAGAAAGTCAGGTAAATATACTTCAACAACAAGTTCAGGAAATAAAAAACAATAAACAAGCAACACCAAAATCATGAGTTTAACAACATTTCTAACAAAAATATGGGCAGGTATTAAGAACCTGTTCGATGGTTTTCCATCAGAATTAAAAATTGCCATTCACATCGGCGTTATTGTCACCGAAGCGATTAAAACCTTCGTGGATAGTCCCGAGGCGGATGTATTAACTGCGATTATACCCGGCAGCATCGATGATGATATTAAAAACTTGCTTCGTGCAAAACTACCGGCGATATTAACCGAATTAAAATTGGCAGACAGTTGTGGCAGCCTTACTGATCCTGCTCAAATTACAGCCTGCGCTATAAAAGTGTTACAGGGATTAGACGGAGATATTAAAAGCGCCTTTCTCCACAATATCTCCATATTAGTAGCTCAAGTAGCTGCGGACGGAAAATTAACATGGAGCGATGGGGTCTATATCCTGGAGTGGTATTACCAAAATGTGGATAAAGCTGCTGCTTAA